GCATATGGAGCTTAGATAAAAGGCCGGCAAAGGGAGGTGTTGCGCCTCATAAAAAATGCCCGAATTGCGAGTATCTTTGCCATAACAGCTTCAAGGAATGCCCAGGTTGCGGATTCAAATTCCAAGCCCCAGCGCAGGAGATCATGCCAGATGTAATTCTTCAGAAAGTGCGTTTTGATATTATGAATAAAAAGAAGGACATACCTCTGGAGGTCTTGGCAAATCTGCACAAGCAAAACCCGGATGGAATGAAGAAGGGATTTGTTCTGCATCAAATGTGCGATTGCTATTGCGAGGGTGAGTATTGGTTGCGTCTCATCAGCAAAACAGGAAATTGGAAGTATGAGGCAAGGAAAAAGGCGGAGTTAATAAATGAGGATACTGGAGAACCACACTATAAATGTTTTCAAAACCGATGCAAGAACTGTCAGAATTTAAGATCCAATCACAGTGCTTTCTTTACCACTGGAACAACTACCCCGAAGAGCGGGGGCGGTTATTCGCGGTAAATAATAATAGCGACAACAAGGTCCGGGCCGTTATGAATCGAGATATGGGCGTCGTGGCCGGCGTTGCAGATATGATGTATCTAAGCGACAATGGCTTAATCGCTATTGAGTTTAAGACGGTCATCGGTAGGCAGCAGCCCAAACAAAAGCAATGGCAGGAGACAATCGAAGCGGCCGGCTACAAGTACCACATCGTCCGATCACTGGATGACTTTCTCAAAGCAATCAACAAACCAACCACCACCCAATGAACCGACAAAAAGAGTTTTACTACTACGCGGAGCAGGTCACCAAGCGCACCGGCATTGGCCTGCGTCAGATGCAGAGCCAAGACCGTCACCGCGAAGTCGCCGAAGCGCGATATTGCCTCATGCACTTGATGCGCAGTAAAATGCAAATGACGCTGATGGAGATAGCCCAGCTGATGCGCCGCCATTATTCGACAGTACACCACGGCTTGGAGGTCATGCACATTTTGCAGGTCACCATGAAGAAGTACACATGGCTCAAAGAAATTAAGCGCTACGAACCGCACAACATCAGGCCAAAAGATACTATGTATATTTGCGACCAATGTGGAGGCACGCACGATCATACTAACGCTTTACACGAGCGGCAAGCTGCGGCAGATAGCGCGGCAGCTGGCTACGCCTGACCTTGCGCCTGACCTTGAACATGAACTCGTCATCCGACTTTATGAAAAGCCAGCCGATAAGATCGAAGCAATGCACGCAGGAGGTTACCTCAACTTCTACATCGTGCGCATGGCTATCAACCTTTACCGAAGTCGTAACTCTAAATTTCAACGCGACTTCCGACACAATGAACTGCGCGAGGAAATCGCCGATCAGCAGCTGGAGGCAGCTGATGAGCCGTATGACGAAAGGCCTGATGCGATATTTAACCGGGCGCTCGAAGTCATGGATAGCTGGGCGAAAGCCGGTGCCTACCCATACGACAAGCAGCTATTCCTCCTATGGCTCGAATTGGGCAACAAGAAACTTATCGAGCGCCACACCAAGATACCTTGGAGATCAATTTCGTACACAATCAACAACTGCAAACAACGACTAAAACATGAACTTGGACCTGATTACTATCTTGCTTTTGGCCACTATGACTTCCTTGGCGATGAACCGCTATAACGTCCTGCCAGCGTGGTACTACCGCTATGCGAGGTGCAAGCCGCTGACCTGCCTGACCTGCCTCGCCTTTTGGTGGGGTGTGGTGCTGACCATCACAGCCTCCAGCCTGCACTGGCTACTTGCTATTCCTGTCGGTCTTTCTTCAGCCGGGCTGACGGTGCTGATCATTAAACTGTCGGAGAAATGACACTTGACGAAGCAATGCAGGTGCTATCGGTGAAGCACAAGCTTGACGGCTACTATGCATCGCAGACGATGTCGCTCTCACCGGGCGAGGTGTCGATGCTGGAGAACGTGGCTAACGCCAACGGCTACGGACGGACGAACTGGTGGTGTGGATCATGCGCCGTTTCCCGATTACAGGAGATGATGGCTGACGCAATGGACGCACGCGCACGATTATCGACTCAATGATATTTACTACTATGCCACTACCTACACCAACAGACAGCGAAAGCAAAACGGACTTCATCCAGCGTTGCATGGGTGATGACAAAACTGCCAGCGAGTTCCCGAGCCAGCAGCAGCGCTACCTTGTTTGCGCGAGGCAGTGGGAGGCAGACCGCAGCGCCTTTGCTGACACCTACGCAGACTACGGCGAGGGTGTGCGCAACAACGCCAAGCGCGGCATTGAGCTGAACGAGCGCAACGGCAACAAGTGCGCAACGCAAACTGGCAAGGTCAGGGCGCAGCAACTGGCCAAAGGCGAAGGCATCAGCGTTGAAACGATCAAGCGGATGCACAGCTACCTATCGCGTGCGGAAACGTACTACGACAACGCAGACAGCACCAGCGACTGTGGTTACATCAGCTACCTGCTATGGGGCGGCAAGGCGGCGCTTGGGTGGAGTAGGAACAAGCTGCGAGAATTAGGTGAACTAAACGAAGATTGACATGCAGACACAACCCGACATTACAATCGAACAGGAAGCGCGCGCACTCGACTGGCAGGATCGCGGACACCTGTTGACAAACCTGTCAAACGTATTGGATTCGCTCGAAGACAGCACAGCACCCAACGCGATGCACGCGAAGGTCGCGGTCATAGAAAAGATCATTGACATCGTCACAAACATTGAGGCATGAAGCTGACACCGATAAAAGACATAAAGCCGAACCCGAACAATCCGCGAGTAATCAAGGATGAGAAGTTTGCCAAGCTGGTGCAGTCGCTAAAAGAACTGCCAGAGATGGCAACTGTGCGGCCTGTTGTCGTGAATAGCGATATGATCGTACTGGGCGGCAACATGCGGCTCAAGGCGATGAAGGAGGCAGGATGGAAGGAAGTACCTATTGAGATTGTGGACTGGGATGAGGATAAGCAGCGGCAGTTTATCATCAAAGACAACGTCGGCTTCGGGGAGTGGGATTGGGAGATGCTGGCGAATGAGTGGGATGCCGAGCAGTTGGAGGAGTGGGGTCTTGACATTCCTGCATTTGACGACCCGAAGGAATTGGAAGCGGAGGAGGATGACTACGAGATACCCGACCAAATCACGACCGACATCGTGCTGGGTGATTTGTTTGAAATTGGACCGCATCGTTTGCTTTGCGGGGATAGTACGCAAACCGACACTTTTGCAAAGTTGTTTGACAATCAAATGGCTGACCTTGTTGTGACTGACCCTCCCTACAATGTGGACTATGAAGGAAAGACAAAGGATAAACTTAAAATCGTAAATGACAAACAAAAAGATGAAGATTTTGATAAGTTTTTGTACGATTTTTTTACTGCATTAAATTCTTACTCAAAGGCGGGTTCGCCTTGGTATGTATGGTCGCCACCAGGCGCACCTGAAACTCAATTTAGAAATCAGTTTATGGCAAGCGGTTTATTATTAAAGCAATGCCTCGTTTGGATAAAGAATTGTTTAGTTATGGGTCGTCAGGACTACCAATGGAAGCATGAATCTTGTTTGGAAGGGGTTTCCGCTGAATCGTGGGAATGGGTTAAAGAACACGAGCCTTGTCTTTATGGTTGGAAGGTTGGGTCTGGTCACTTTTGGAAAGGAGGGAGAAAACAAACAACCGTGCTTGAATTTGACCGACCATCTAAAAACAAGGAACATCCAACAATGAAGCCAGTTCCACTAATTGGGTATCAAATAGGCAATAGTTCCAAGCAGGGAGATATTGTTGCAGACGGCTTTGGTGGAAGCGGAACCACAATGGTGGCTTGTCATCAAATGAATCGCAAGGCTTACTTGGTTGAATACGACCCCAAGTACTGCCAGGTCATCGTTGACCGTATGATGAAACTTGACCCAAGCCTTGAAGTCAAGCGCAATGGGCAACCATACAAAACAGGGCAATAACAGGGAAAATGCCAACGCCTCCTGAACATACACAATTTCAAAAGGGAACCAGCGGCAACCCGAATGGGAGGCCGCGTAAGTACGTCACGACGCTGGCGGCAAACGGCTACAAGCGCAGCGAAATCAACGACACGATCCAAGCTATGATGGCCATGACTATTGAGGAACTGAAAGGCGTGTACGAGAACCCAAGCGCGACAATACTGGAAAAGACCATAGCAGGGGCGATGCGCAAGTCGCTGGAGAAAGGCACGCTCTATTCGCTGGAAACATTGTTATCACGTGTCTACGGATTGCCAAAGCAAGAAATCACCGCAGACGTCAAAATCGAGCAGCCTCTATTCAATGACTGACGCAATCACCGAAGCCGTTGTTGCCCAACTTAGGACAAGAGCAGAAAAGGGCAAGGAGAAGTACGGCACAACGATGGAGAGGGATGACCTGACGCTGATCCAGTGGTTGCAACACCTGCAGGAGGAGTTGATGGATGCGGCCGTATATGTTGAGAAGTTGAAGGGGGAGATAGACAAGGGTGGATGAGTTTCCAGCACACCACCGCGATAAAACGCATACGGCGGATGACTGCCCGAAAGAAAGTCATCCAAGGCGGCACAAGTGCTGGAAAAACATACGCAATACTGGCAGTCCTGATCCACATAGCAGCCAAGGCCAAGACCGAGATCAGCGTCGTGTCTGAATCAATCCCGCATCTACGACGTGGCGCAATGAAGGACTTTGGCAAGGTCATGCAGTGGACGAACCGCTGGCGTGATGAAGGCTGGAACAAGACGCTGCTGACATACACCTTTGCCAACGGCAGCACGATTGAGTTCTTCAGTGCAGATCAAGAGGCGAAGCTACGCGGCGCACGGCGGCAGGTGCTATACATCAATGAGGCCAACAACATCGACTTCGAGGCGTACCATCAGCTGGCCATCAGAACGAGCGAAGCCATCTACATCGACTTCAACCCTGTGTCGGAGTTCTGGGCGCATACCGAAGTATTGGCAGAGCAAGACAGTGAGTTGATTGTGCTGACCTACCGCGACAATGAGGCGCTTCCGGCTACGATCCGCGACGACATCGAAGCGGCGCAGGTCAAGGCGGCGACATCGACGTACTGGGCGAACTGGTGGAAGGTCTACGGCTTGGGTGAAGTCGGATCATTGCAGGGCGTGGTCTTCGACGATTGGCAGCAGGTGGACGGCATCGACTTTGCTGGTGATAAGCTGGTAGCCATCGGCTTGGACTGGGGGTACACGAACGATCCCACGGCGGTGGTTGCCGTCTACAAGCGAGGCAGCACTATCCTCCTGCATGAGTTGCTCTACTCATCAGGCCTGACCAACCAAGACATCGCTGAACACCTACGCAAGCTGGGCATTGGCAGGTCGTGGCCGATCATCGCTGACAGTGCTGAACCCAAGAGCATTGAGGAGGTGCATCGCCTCGGCTTCAACATACACCCGGCGACGAAGGGCGCCGATAGCATCAGGAACTCAATCGACATCCTCAAACGTCAGCCGCTATTTGTCACGCGCGAATCGACGAACCTGATTAAGGAGTTGAGGAACTACACTTGGGACACGGATCGAACTGGCGCGTCGTTGGGTGTGCCGATTGACCGGTACAACCACGCCATTGACGCGGTGCGTTACGTCGCGCTAAACAAGCTATCAGCCAACGCTGGAGGCAGGTACGTGATCATGTAGTAGATTTGTAGCATGATACATCCAACCGCAATAATTGAAGAGGGCGTTGAACTTGGTGAAAACGTCAAAGTATGGGCATTTGCTCACATTCGCACAGGTGCTAAAATCGGCGACAACTGCGTCATCGGCGAAGGCGCGCACATTGACACTGGCGTTCAAATTGGCAACAACGTCAAAATCCAAAATCACGCGTTGATCTACCACGGCTGCATCATTGGCAATGATGTATTCATCGGCCCGAATGTGGTGACGACCAACGACTACTACCCAAGCGTTTACGGCGACTGGAAGAACAACGGCAGGTTTCGATCTACCTACTTTTGCAAAGGATGCAGCGTCGGGGCAAACAGCACGATTGTCTGCGGAGTGCGCATCGGCGTTGACGCTTTGATCGGCGCCGGTAGTGTGGTGACGCGTGACATTCCCGATGGCTTTCTTGCGTATGGCAACCCAGCGCGACCAATTAAACAGAAGACATGAACATACTAATAGCATCATTGTTCTTCCGCCAGTACACAGGGTCGGAACTTTACGTCTTGCAGGTTGCCAAGGGATTGAAGGCTATGGGGCATAAGGTCACGGTCACGTCACCATACATGGACTACCCGATGATCGCAGAGGCGCAGATGGCGGGGGTGCTGATTAAACCATTTGCAGAGTTGACAGGGCGCGAAGCCTACAACGTCATTCACGTTCAGCACAAGCAGGTCACCGATTACTTGTGTGCGCTATTCCCACAAACGCCGAAGGTTGCGACGATACACAGCGTCTATTTCGATTTAGAGCGACCTGTGAAGCACGAAAGCATCAAGAGGTACATCAGCATAGCGCAGCATGAGAAAGACGAAATACACGCGCGATATGGCGTTCCATTGAATAAAATACACGTCATCTACAACCCTGTCGATTATACCCGATTTAATACGGACGGAATACAGGATGGCGGTTACGTTTTACTGGCCGGAACGCTTGACTACATGCGCAAGGCTATGATTTACGATGCGGCGGCGTGGTGTAATGATAACGACAGGCATTTTGTCTTGGTAGGCTACAACAACGGCGATTTCCTCGAAGACTTAAAAAGTCGCTACCCAATCCACTACTGCGAGGCGGTGAGCAATATCGAAACGCTGGTCAAGGGTTGTCACTTTGCCTGTGGCCTGCACATCGGCAGGACAACGATTGAAGCGTGGATGTGCGGCAAGGCGGTGATGAGTTATCACTTCAACGCTGAAGGGGCGGTGACAAAGCGCGAGATGCTGACGGTACCCGGCGACATTGCAGACTACCGCGCCGAAAGCGTGTGCAAGCAACTTTACGCATTATACATCCAAGCCTTGAAAGCATGAGCCTACTCAACAAAATCACCGTCGACCAGTTCCAACGCATTGTGTCTATTGAGGCCAACGCAATCTACACGACCAGCGACAAGAAGATCGGCGTCATCGCCGTTCTTGACAACCTGCCGATTGATCAGGTCAAGAAAATGACAATAGCGGAGGTCAACAAGCGGTATGGTGAGATTAACGCCGCAAGCAAATCGCTATCGTCGCTGGCTGCCAAGCGTCACGCCAAGGTTGCCGGAAAGTGGTATCAATTTGAGTGGTTCATTGACGAAATCAGCGCAGGGCAGTTGGTCGAGTTGTATTCCTACGACATGAGTAGCGAGCAGGGGGTGATTGACAACTTGCACCTGATCTTGGCGACGCTTTCGAGAGAGTGCAGGGTGTGGAAGTGGTGGCCGAAGGCGTACGATGGCAAGGGGCATAAGCAGCGCGCAGAGGCGATGTTGCAGATGAACATGAGTGACGTTTGGGGTTATGCCGCTTTTTTTTTGCAGCTTTCAGAGCCTTTGTTGACGATTATGCGGAAGTCTTTGACGGATCAGGGGAAGACGACGACAACGGCCAAGGCGTAAAAAAGCCGAACTACGGCTGGGTCGGTGTGGTCTACCGCATGGCCGGCAAAGATCCGCTGCGCATGGATCAGGTGTTCAACATGCCAGCGCGGGAGTTCATGAACGCGCTGCTGCTGATGAAGGCGATGCCGTAGTGCATAGATTTTCGCGTTGCGATATTTACTTGCATGAAATTTTCCGCAAAATTAGAGGGCGACGTACTGGGCGTTGGCACTGACGTAACCAAGGAGTTCAGCCTGTCGCGATCTCCTGACGTGAACGCAGCGCTAATTCGGTGGATGCAGGATGTTATTAAGCTGACCATTGAAGGCATCGACCGCGTTGACGCCAAGGCTACGCTTAACCTGCGTCAGTCGGTAGGCTTCGCGGAGTTGCCGGTAGAGCAGAAGGTCGCACAGGTCGCGATGGAAATGGCGTCGTATTGGAAGTTCGTCGAGTACGGCGTCAATGGTGTGAGCGTAGACAGGGGTGCGCCTTTCACCTTCCGGCGAATTCGTCCGTCGAAAAAACACGTTGAAGCAATAGAAAAATGGATTGTTGACCGGGCGGTTACGATAGAATTTGACGATACGGACCCGGAAACATCAATGGAACAAGCCGCATATTCTATTGCATCAAAAATAAAACGTGACGGCATTAAGGGGCGGCCATTCCTCAATTCGGTACTTACGGATGCGAAGATGGATGAGTTGGTCAAAAGCA